CGAATGTGCCAAAAGAAAAGGTTCTCAGATTCAATGCAATAAAAGAAGATTGGGGTGCTATCGGATGTACAAAATCGCATATTGCTTGTTTACAATTAGCTATTGAAAATGGGTGGAAAAATGTCTTAATCATAGAAGACGATGCAATTTTTCACAATAAGGACATAGGAGAACCCCTTTTGAAATCTGTCATAAAGAATTCATATGATGTTATTCTTCTGGGGGGATCTTTTGTACAATATGATCCAGTAACCTATCGATTATCGACTGCTCAGACAACGACTGCATATCTGGTCTCCTCACATTATTATTCACGGCTTTTGGCGAATTTTGAAGAGGGACTTTCGTTATTATTATCTACTGGAGATTATACCCAATTTACGATCGATCAGTTCTGGAAACCATTGATGCTAGTCGATCAATGGTTCGTCATCTATCCTTGTCTAATCATACAAAAACCGGGATATAGTTATATTGAGAAACGCGATGTGGATTACCGTGAATACTTTATAGGGTAGGGAAACCTACGGTTTCCCCTTTTGCTTCGCTAAGACCCCTTCCCTTTTATAATGACCTAGATAGTAGGATTGTCATACAGGATATAGTGAAATGAAGGGAAGGGGTCTTGGCGCACTTCGTAGTAGCAAAAGGGGGGGCATTTCATAATAACCGTAGGTACTGCGAATCTCCCACTTGTTTAATTACATTATTTTATAACACAAACATAATTATAAATAATTACTAAATGGGGGGTCGCAGGGGGGCGGAGCCCCCTGTAAAATATATCCTTTATGACAAACGATATATTTCTTTTTATAAGAATCGATTATGCGACCATTCTGAGACCACCAACAAGGTTAACACCAAGGGCACCACCAGCACCTGTACGAGCGCTCATTCCCATGGAAGGGATAAAGACATCAAGTACGCTAAAGGTAGCAGCGGCAGTTAAGGCAATGATAACAACTTCCTCAACATTCAAAGACTTCTTAGGGATAGCATAAGCAGCAATTGCAACAATGATACCCTCGATAATATATTTAATAGCACGCTTGACGAGTTCGCTAAAATCTAAGCCACTGCTCATTCTATATATTATATAAAATATAAAAAATTGTAATATTGCCTAAATTATGTTTCTATTAACCCCCTAAATATAATAATCGTTTAAATATACATAAAAAGGTTCTCCTAAATATTATATAAAATGTCGGGATTTGATTCAGAAAAAAAAATTCTAAATAGCGGCAGTGAATTTGAGAGAAAAATTCTAGAGAACGGTCAAATGAATCCTAAATATATTGATCTTTGTGACGAGGACCCTCCCATTGCCGGCCAAAAATTCGCATGTCTTTCTTTTATTTCTCCTGAAAAGGTTCTAAAGAATAGGGAACAATGGATGTTCGATCAGTTTGTAAAACAGTGGGATTTTAAGAAGTCAATGGATAAATTCTTTGATTTCCTACAATTTGCTAGTTATAAATATGGTTTAGAGATGGAATCGTTAACGAACGATTATACCGAATTTATTAAGGAAGAAGGGACTAAACTAAAAGAATCTTCTATAGAAGACGATTTCAAGAATTTCCTAGATAAGAATGAGGAGGAATTGACACATAAATTCCAAAAGGCCAATCAGTTTCAGACTTCTACGCGTGGGCTAAAGATTCGTGGTGTCTTCCCTTCTCAAGAAGAAGCCGAAATGCGTTGTAAGAAGATTCGCGATGCTGATCCAAATCACGATATTTTAGTCGGTCCTGTAGGACTCTGGCTTCCTTGGGATCCGGATGCTTATAAGACTGGTCGTATCGAGTTTATGGAGGAGGAACTCAATCAACTCCATCATGAGAAGGTGAAGAACGAAGCGCGTGCAAAGGAGGAATTCGAGAAGAGGGTGAAAGAGTCAAAGAAGAAGGCGATTGAGGAGAACATCGCGCTAGCTAAGAAGACTGGTAATGTGCTAACTCAGACGATCGATGAACAGGGTAATTTGATCGGTGTTCAACAAACGGTCGATTTCGAGAGTAGGGAGCCTGCTACCGAGGAGGAAACCAAAGCATATAATGATAACATTATTAGGGGAACCATAGGTTCCCCCTAAGACCCCTCCCTTTTTTAATAGTATCCTTTATAATAAACTGTCAATAATTACACTTTATGAAAAAACCTAAAGAAATATCTATATGAATCCATATAGATATGTCATCCGAAAAAGAATCGATAATCGCTATTGCAGTCTTCGATACAAAGAAAATAAAGGGAACCGTCCGATTTACCGAAGATATCAATAAACAGGATATTGTGATCGATATCGATATTGCGGGTCTAAAACCAGGTCTCCATGGATTTCATATACATACTTATGGGGATATGAGCGAACAATGTGATTCGATGTGTGCGCATTTCAATCCCTATGGGAAATCTCATGGGGGACCGGATTCTGTGGTTCGTCATATAGGTGATTTAGGGAATCTACGGGCGGATGCTACCGGCGTTGCCAAATATCAAATGCGTGATTCCGCGATCAAATTACGAGGAACGAAATGTAATATTATTGGTAGAGGTCTTATCATACATGCAGATGAAGATGATCTAGGATTGGGTTCTCATGAGGATAGCTTGAGTACCGGTCATGCCGGAAAACGCATTGCGTGTGCGGTTAATGGTTATGCGCGACCTTTACATGGTTGCAAATAAGGGTCTTTTTTCTTTTTATCTTTATTGTCTTGTACGACATATGCATATGTTATTAATATAATAAGTCCAATAGGTAACCATAAGGGGTCATAATAATTAAGATAAATCCATAGACCTACAAATATAACGGGGAATAGATGTAATCTAGGAATCAATATGTAACAATCCGAAGTACGGAAATAGATCCAGAGACATCCACAAATGACAGAAATGGCAACTTTTTGATCATAGGTGAGGAATTTATCTACTATCATTCTATACTATGTTTACAGAATTATATTTATCTACAACAAATCCTAAAATCACTCTTTATGACATGTATCGGGAGAATCTAGGATCCATTTTGGGTTCGGTCATATTTCATACAGTAATCTATTGTGCTGTGTTAAATATCGCATCATTTATTTTCTTTGGAAAATTTTTATCGACTATTGTAAATCTTCGGTTATCTGTTATCTTGATATTAATAATGTTTTTCGGATATATTGGACGGTATTATCATGTAAAAGATATTTATCAGGCTTATAAGGGAGATCTAGAGAAGACTAGAGCACATTGCGATCGATTATATATTGGCTGGATTTTCATTGGATAAAATCTCTTAATAGATAGAATTCTGATCTATATTAATTCTTTATGACAGATATTGGAGGTTGTCATAAAGATTTATTGTTTGAATTGTAAAATGTAAAAGGGTCTAATAATAACCATTCATAAAGAATTATTTTACAAATGGTATATCCTTATAAAACGGGGGGTCGTAGGGCATTTCATAGTAGTGGAGCCCCCTACTACCATTTCCCCTTCTTCACTGTTATTTGTTGTCCAGCGGATTTCTTCTTCGCCTTACTTGGATCATACTCATCTTCATCGTCATCTGTCAATCCTTTGGAGATTTCCCAGAATTCTTTCGATCCTAGTTTGAAATCGGGTCTCTGTTCGGCTTTATACCAGAAAATTTGGTCATTGAGTTTATTCGATTTAGCGTTGTTATTAATCACCAAACATTCATAGTTCTCTGTTGTCTGGTCCATCACCGAATTAAACGATTCGAAGGTAGGAAACATAGACGCATAGTTTTCCCATATTCTTTTTCTATTTGTCGCATAGGGTTCTCGCAATATAAAAACATAATCTATATTGGTGCGGAGATTTGGTGGGATTCCAAGCGGGTACTGCATAGTTATTATTAACATTATCTTCCAATGTCGCATTGGCTACCGTTTTCATTCTATCATTTCTTATAGAAATCACTAAACCTATACTTTTTAAATGGGTATAGCATCCTCTCGGATGGGATTAGACTATATTTTAAGCTATCATCAATGTTGATTAGACATCTCAAGCCCACAGGCATTTAGTCGTTGAACATTCTCCATATACTTATCATAGCGTACTTAGGAGATTCGCTGCGGATTGTCTCTATTTCATATCTTTTTACTCTACCAAATGTGATTAGCATTTGCCATATAGACATTTCTGACTATACTTAGTAATATGAACTTAACGAGAGTTTCCCGCAATTTGGATGTGTTGCTTATCATACCGACCTAAATCGGATATCATAAACTAGCTATTCTTTTGGAATAACTACGGCAGACATTTTACCGTTCATAAAGAGAAGCCGCATTAACTTATCACGAGTCCAGCTTTGGTCATAAAGACAATCATCTAAAATCACGAAAGCACGGGGATCGATCGTAGACCGCTTATATTGCTCGATTTCCTTATTGACTTGTTTGAGAACCACCTTCTGTCGTCGCAATATATTTTCGATCAACACCGAATTATATTCTTCATGAATAAAGAGTTTGGGAACATGCGAAGCATAGAATCCATTCCCGGCCTCTGTTCCTGAAATAACGGTTCCTATAGGAATATCCTGATGATGATATAATAAATCGCGAACTAGATACGATTTACCAGTATCACGACGACCAATCATGACAATCACTGGACCTTTATTCTCATCCGGCTTAAAAGTAATATGCCGCATATCGAATTTCTTTAATTCTAATGTCATTTCTATAGATTGTTATATAGTTAGACTTGAATTTTTAGGAGAATACGAAACGCACAGGGGGCTCCGCCCCCCTGCGACCCCCCGTCCGTTTGACGACCAAAATGGTAATAACCTTTTTAGAACCCAAAATAAAATTTATCACATGCGGGGGGTCGCAGGGGGGCGGAGCCCCCTGCGCGTTTTAACCATAAAAATAAAGAATTATAAAATGTTATACGGAAAATGTCTAAATATAATCTTGATTTTGATACGATCGAACCGATTGATATTACTTCTTTAGGACAAGCAATCGGAAATCCTGAATCCACTTATGACCCCTTTCAAATAAAAAATATACAATATTATAACCCCCTTTATACATTATTTCAGGAAAAATCAAAAGGAGGGTTCGAGAACCCAGTTTCCTTAAATCATCCCTATAAATTCTATAATAGTTCGACGATTTATTCTCTAGGTTCTCCAATCCAGAAAAAAGAAAAGGAAGTGTTTATCAAATTCGCTCCTTTAGTAGATCCTTTAAAATTCCTTATTGGAAAATATAAAGACGATTAT